TTCATACCCATAGTGGGATTAATTATAATTTTATTCTTAACCTTTTTCTCCTTAATAGTCTTTTCACTATTCTTATCAATCATTGGAGCAATTTCATTAAGTTCTGCTCTCCAATCAGACTTGACTTGTCTCCACTTATTCTCAGTTAATCCAAGTGATTTCTTTACCATAGATCTTTCTGTAGCACTGATCCCAGAAGCACTACTCATATAATCATTGAAGGCTTTCATAAGATTACCTTCTTTTCTTGCTTTATATCTAATGGCTTTGGTCATAGACCTGACCCTACCCTTCACTGCCTCTGGAGAGTTATCCATAAGTTTTAAGATTACTTCTTTTTCCTATGCTTATTTATGAATTTCTTAATATCTTCCACACCAGATAATCTAGAAACGTAATTTCTATGTGAATCAGTGCCAACTAATCTTTGATCTGCAGGTACTCCAGATGGAACAGGGTAGTTTACAACTGCTTCTGAGATGTCTCTCAACCAGGACTTAAACATGATGTTATCTTCAGTAACAGCAATCACATAGTTAGTCCCTCTTCTAATAATTTTACCAACTAAACCATGATTTAAATTCTCAATAATATCATCTTTCTGAAAAATCTTATTTGTTACATAATTTTCTCTAAGATTCTTCCAATCAAACTTAGGTGCAATCTCCCAAAGACTCCATCCTTCCTTAACTTCCATCCTCTTTCTAAGAGTATTCATCATAATCTTAGCAGTTTTATCATCAATGTTAGCAGGAATACCACTTCTATATGTCTTAAAATCATTATCTGCTGCTGCTTTTCTCATTTTGGATGCTGACATCCCTTCAACCCCCTCAGCGTCTGGGTCTCTATCTCCAGCAGATACAACCTCAACATCAGAATAATCATAGATCTTGCCATTATAGTCTCCTGAGAGTTTTGCAAACTCTTTGACTCTATCAGCACCAACCACAATCTTAACATTTGAGTATCCATCGTCATACCCCTGTTTTAATACATCAAAAATGGTCTTTGAGTTAGGATCATTGATGATGTCCTCTGCATGATCAGGCATCATCTGCTTCATTAACTCTACTTTTTCATCAGGATCATATGGATTCTTCTTCTTATCTTGCGTTCTGGATGGATATATCTTTAATTTCCCCTTTCCTGCTGCTTTTTTAGCAGCATCTAGCAACTTTTGATGACCAATTGTAGGTGGGTTGAACCTACCAAATACTACTGTCAGATCTCCAAGGTCTTCTTTAGGAGTGCCATCTGCTCTTGTAGGTATTGGCATTCTCCTTGGAGTGCCATCTGCAAATGTTCCAAATTCTCCCTGCTGCACAGGTTGCTGTTCTTGTTGTGGTGTAGGTTTTTCTTGTTTTGTGACGTCATTTTTTAGCCCAGTATCAGGTTCAGTCTGCTTATCCTTTTTGATAAGCATTTCAAGTTTACCTTTTTTTGTTATAGCAACTCTATTACCGTCCTTATCATACCAGTTTCCATGACCATCTCCAATCAGATTACGACGTGCTGCCATCTCTGATGCTTGTGATGTTCTAGCTTCTGACAGGAAGTTTAAGAAAGATTTCATCAGGTATAACTTTTCCTCATATTGTATTTATGAGTCTGCCAGACTGAATACATCAGAATCACTAGTAGCAGCAACACCTGTCTCATCACTGAATTTCTTTAGATCATTCTTAGATGGTTCAGTAATTCTTTTCTTTGCCATATCATGATACTCATCAGACAAATCAAACCCAATATAATCATGCCCAAGAAGTGTAGCAGCCAATCCTGTTGTACCTGAACCACTATATGGATCCAAGATGACACCAGGTTCTTGCATCACTGCTTGAATACACCTAGAAGGGAGTTGAATAGGATAGGGTGCAGGGTGAGGATTCCTCATCTCAGGACCAAACTTCCAAACACTAGTCCATTCTGCAGAACGCCTAGGCAGTCTGGGATGCTTTGCACCTTTACACAACCAGAAGATTCTCTCATCAGTCTGAATAAACCTGTATCCAGAGATCTCAGGACCACTACCACGATTCCAGACAATCTCTTCCCTGATATTCCACTTGGTTTTAGTCAACCATGCCCAAGGTGAGATGGCATCACCTTTGAAATACCTGACTTTGTGATTGTAAAAGAGTGAACCACCCTCCTTTGTTTTGTCAAACAGGATGTCAAGCAGTTCAATCTGCTGCTCTTGGTACTCATCTTCAGGCAGAGTATCATCAAATGCAGCATATTCAATCTTACGAAACAGACCACCACCAACACCACACTTGTTGTAGGGAGGAGAAGTCACAGTGCAGTCAATGGACTCATCTTCAAGTTCAAGGGCAAGGTTGATGCAGTTGCCAGTTCTGAGATCAATCATAGTCATGCTCTTACATGGGAATATTATAGCAGATCAGCAGGGTGCTGTCAAGTTATTGAATTTTGACATAAGGTGCGTACAGATCATCAACTGTAAATTTAATTTTTCCAGCAGTGTAATATGACCTTGTCAAGAATTCACCTAATCTACCTGCCTTTTTTGCTTTGACAATTGCTGAGATAATTATTAATCCTCTCAGTTTACCTCTTAAATTTGCAGCAAACTTTCTTGATTTTTTCAAATTATATTTTGCCTCAACATATGCACTATCTGCTGCATCAATTCTAAACAGTTCAGTAAAGTATTCAACAGTCCCTTTTCTTGTTCCATTTGCTACTACCACTTTACCACTTTTGTCTTTGATATAGACATCATCCAATGTGACAATTGAGTCATTTTTAAGAGAAAGATAATATCCAGACCAAAATTTTGCATATCTATTAATCAAACCATCTGTTGTTAGCTCACCCACTCTTGGGACTTGGTGATTCCAATTTTTACCAGTGAACTCAGCAATCAAAGGTAAAAACTTTATATCTTTTTGAATTGATCCACCTCTAGCGTTTGCTCTTGCTAAAGAATTTTCCTTATTGCTTCTTACCATATCTTTCATCTCTGTCACATGAGCATTATTCTCAGTGGGTGATTTACTCTCCCAAGAATATTTCAATGGACTTGTACCATCCATGCTCACTTCAGCCTGAAAACTTATTGAATTGCCAATAAAATCTAAAAAACCACTACCACTTTTGTTCTCCAATTGCATATATTGATGTACAAAACCATTACTAGTTCTTATTATTTTTGCTTCACCAAATTTTGGAGGTGAAAAATCTTGATCATATTCAGTATTAAAAGCAACTGCTTTTGGTTCATTGGGAGGTGTAGAAGCCTTAAGTGATATACCAATCAGTATGTTTTCTTTAAAGAGTTTAACAAGATATTGATTGACCTGTGCTACAAAAACAACGGGAGGTAAATCATTTGTTGCCTCCTTAATTGCCTTAATATCATTCAGCACAGCAGTTTCGCTGCCTGAAAATAGATACACATCTGCTGGTTGCCAACTATCTTTTTGTCCAGTTGCTTTTGTAGCAAATAATTGTCTATGTTTTGCATCAAATAAATTCCAAATATCATCATAGATTGATGTATTCAAGGTAAATGGTGAGGGAAGTCTTGCACCTTGTAGACCATCAAATCTGCCATATTTGTAGTTTTTAGATGCTCCTCCCTGACGACTTAAAAAATCTTTTAGTGCTTGACCCTGAAAATGATATGAATATACATCCTCTTTTTTAAGATTGCCATTTCTTATATTTGGTTCACCCCAAATAGTTTTGATACCTTCATCAATCAAACTAAGTTTTGCATCACCACTTATACCTCTAGCAGTATAACCAGCATAGGTCATTGACTCAGCAAGAGGTTGATTCTTGAGTGATTTGTAAAAACAATAAAGAGAGGCGAGTTCTCTCTGTTTAGTAAAGGACTCTGCCATGAATCAAATCAAAACTTACTATGTGATCCAGTCTTAGGAACGTTTGGATTGTGTACATACTGTCTAGTTCTGTCTGCTGCTTGTAGGAATCCTTTCTCTTTCTTAGATACTGGAGTTCTTCCACCTGCTTGATTTCTTGCAGAAGATCTTCTCTCTCTTCCCATCTCATCAGCACGTCTCTTCAACTTAGAGTGGAGCATTGATCTCTGTGAAGGATCACCATGTGGGATATCTTTTCTCTTTGGATTTTCTGTGGTTCCTCTTGCATATCCTTCTTTATCAGATCTACGTGCTTCATCAAGGATAGAATTGATGTCCTCTTCATCAAGAACATTAACCATCATCCATTGTGCATCCTCAAAACTTTCTGCAATGCCCTCTACTTGGAGATACTCAAGGACTGCATCAAAAGCATCAAACTCTTCTTTTGGTTCACCTTTCATCTTCTTATCCTTCAGTGCCTTCTTCATTGACTCTTTCTTGTTTCCATCCTTATCAAAATCAAGATAATCAGGTTTTGCTGCTTCGTCTACTTCGTAAACTGCTTTGTATGCGTCTGCCCATGCTTCTTTCATGGACTTATTCTTAAGTGCTGCCTTGCGAAATTGAAGTTCAGTTCTTGCACCAGAAGTCATACGTCCCTGACCCTTGGGTTTTTTAGATCCACCAGCAGGATTAGGACCAGTGCTACTGGTTGCGCGGGAAGAATATGCAGATCCACTCATCTCAGAGTCACCTGATACCATCTTACCAGCATCAGAGCGGGAGTCCTGATAATCTTTTTCAGACTGACCATGCTTGCCCTTGTAGACTTCTTCTACATTTTCAACTTCTTCAGTAGGAGTAAACTTGAAACCTTTCACACGACTTGATCCAGCAGCACTCGCATCATATCTTGGATTTCCTTTACCCATACGTGAACTTGCTGCTGCGTCAATCTTTTTGCGTTTTGCAGCATACTCAGGATCATTCTTCATCTTATCCTGATGAGCCTTTTGACGCGCCATATGAGCATCTTGCTCTTTCTTTCTATTATACTCTTTAGCACGTCTTCCCATAGAAGCAGTGATTTCGTTAATCATTGAAAGGAGACCAGATTTTACAGCAGCAACCTCATCAGCAACACTGGTGCCATGTGCTCTCTGTACTCTCTTCTCCTGGTTGAATCTTACAGACCAGGTTTCCTGCAGTTTCTTATTGTTTCTATATCTAGCAAATGATTCAAGTGCAACATCTGTAGACTTTGACTTGATTCTCTTGAATGCCTCAGCAAAGGCATCAAGGATTCTTTCTGCTTTCTTCTGTCTGCCAACAATCTCTGATTCAGAGAAGAGTTCTGAGATAATAAATTCTGCATCAGACACAGATACACCTTCAGAAAAAAGATGCTCACAAATCTGCTCAGAGATTTCTCTCAGATCATTATCTGTGAGTCTGCCAATATTCATTGAGCTGAGTTCATCTTGATTCTTGTAGAACTCTTCTCTTACTTCTTTATTATGGACAGCTTCATAAGCTTCCATAAAGTTACGCATGGATGCAGACATGTGTCTAATATACTATTCCTTAGTTCTATTTATAGAATTCAAAAAATCTCTTTCTGCCTGATATATTGAAGATGGATTAAAATAAATTTCAATACCCTCTCTTACACCTGGAATCAACCATTGATCAACTCTATAGCAATATTCCCAATTTACAGGTTGTATACAATTCATTACAACAACTGTCCAAAAAGCAGTCAAGTGATTCACTAGTGTAAGCATTTATAATTTACCACCTACATATGCATCTCCTATCACTCTAGTATATTGTTCTAGTGTTCCCTCTTGTTCACACTTCAGTCTCCATCTTGTCATACCAATGACATCTTCTTTTTTGAGACCTGTTGTCATTTTACGACCATGTTTGGTCATGCTTGAGTAGAGTCCCAATCTTGTCTTCCACACATAAAAGACTTCATCAATTAGTTCAGCACCATCAGGCACCTTAACATCATTGTTCATCTGATTCTGTGTCTTTGTCATCTTTCTTGTTAAATCCAAAAGGTCCTTCTTTTTTCTCTAAAGCAAGTTTAAGTGCAAGTCCACCTACTGCTTCCATAACTTTAAGAACTTGTTCTGGTTTTGCATCCTCACCAAGTTCTTTAGCCACATACCAATACTTAGGCCAGAATGTTTCTCCAGCCTTTTGATAATCTTCTAGTGTAAGTAGTTTCATAGATCTCCTTCTTTACGATTTTCAGATTTGTGAACATCAAACTCTCCTCCAGGATATCTTGCCATGAGTTTATCGACATTCATTTCAATGACTTCATCAAAGGTTGTATCCAGTGCCATACATGCTTGTGCCAGATACCAACAGATATCACCCAATTCACGTTTCATGTGGAAGACATTCTCCTCATTGTAAGGTTTGCCTTGCAAGAAGATCTTCTTCACAACTTCAGTAAACTCACCAGACTCTGCTGTCAAACCAAGTGCTGCTGTCAAAAGTTTAGAAACATCAGCACCATTAGCATCCAATTCACGAAGACGTGCTTCAAGGATTTTAGGGTCTGTGCTTGGAGCACTGGTCACTGTATAAACAAATTCAAGATACTTTTTTGTGTCAACTGTCATAGGTCTAGTTTAGGTAATTCAGATTGTTGTAGTTCAAGTTTTTGTCCATTGATTTCAATGTAATTGACTTCTCTCCAACTGCCACCAACACCACCATCCATATTGACAACAATGTCATTTGTGGGGAGTTGTTTATTAGTGACATCCACAATGTCACCAGGCAAAGGATTGAAGGTAAAATAATGGCCATCCCATGTCTTATTTCTAGAGTGCATAAGAGTTACTGCATCTCTTTCCACACCACAGTCAGCAATTTTTTTACCATCTGGACTAAAGACAGAATAGTAACCTCTCAAAACTTAAATCCCTCAAATGATTTTTTTGGTTTTGCTTCTTCATAACTATACTCCTCTTCCTGACCACTGTCAACTATATCATCCTGTGCAGTCTGCTCACAATCATAGAGACGCATCTTGGCACGATCAATTCCTACCACAAATCTCTTGAAGATAGTAGGGTCATTATATCTATTCTTCAACTGCTTCACCATAATCTGTCCAAGCCCTTCGAGGTCTTCAGTGCTAATAAGGGCAAACATAAGATCAGCAGTAGCAGGGAGACCAAAGGACTCACTAGTATCAGTAAGTTCAACATCACTGCTACCATAACCAGAACGAGTGGTCTGCGTGGCAGAAACAATAGGAACATTTGCTTCAACTGCCAATCCTCTAAGTTCCTCAGCAATTGCTTTGATATATGAATATGAATTGACAGAAAGGTTTCCCCTATACCTAGAGGAAGCACATATATTAAGGTAATCAATGAAAATAATATCAGGTCTAAATGATTTCTTAAGTGCAAGTTCATTAAGAAGTGACTTAAAGTGTCCACTATGTGCAGATGCTGTAGGATACTCTTTAATAATTAGCGTGCCTTGTGTCTTCTTTGCCAGGTTTGTCACCTTATTCTCAAACATCACCTTTGGTAGATCAGCAATCTCCTGTATGTTGACATTCAAAAGATTAGCATCAATTCTTTCAGCAATCTTTTCCTCAGCCATCTCAAGCGTGATGTATAATACGTTTTTGCCTTGGAGTAGCACACTGCTTGCGACATGACACATAAACAAAGACTTACCAACACCAGTGCCAGCAAGAGCAATATTAAGAGTTTTGTTTGGTAAGCCACCCTTTGTAATTTTGTTAAAGTATTCAAGGTCAAACTCTGTTCTGGTTTCTTTCTTATTATATAAGTCATATCTTTCTTCATAGTCAAGCAGATAGTCATGCCCCACATGATTATCAAAACTTACAGCAAGAGCATCAGACAGGATTGATGGAATAGCATCAGGAGTCTTTTTCTCATTGTTACCATCAGCAATCCCAATAGATTCCAGTAAGGCAAGATAAATTGCTCTGTCCCTACACCACTTCTCTGTAGTATTCAACAACCACTCATACTCAACAGGCGTCTCATCAAGACATCCAATCAAGTGAGAAACTTCTTTGAGAGTTGTTTCATTCAGGTCTTTTCTCTTCTCTACCTCAATAGAAATAATTTCTCTTGTAGGAACCTCATTATATTGAGAGACAAAACTAAAAATCTCCTCAAATACCACTTTTTGAT